AGACAAAGCCCCCGGATGGCGAACGAATCACCATACCGAGGGCTCTGCTTTGTACATATAGGAAGGGTTAATTCCTAAGCACTAATATAAGACCGAACTTTCTTCAGATCGACCTCTGGCAGTGCAGAAATCATCTCAGAAATAGCAGAAACATCACCGCCGTTAAGAGCAGTAATACCTTGGTCTTTCAGGAACTTAATAGCGTTAGCAAGGTCAGACGCTTTAACGTCATCACGGTTCAGTTGATCAATCAGTTTGGTAGCCACCAGACGGTGAAGACTAAACAGATCGTCCTCTGAAGCCAGACCCTCAGTCTTATTTAGAGACTTTTTTGGAGCGGCTGCCATAGATAACTCGGAACAGTTTCAACCCCAATTGTACGAGGCTGTTTTCTTTCAATTTAGAAACACCAATAATTTCAGAAGCAGCAAAAGCACTTAACCAAAGAGCTGCTTGCACTGAAGGATCAGAGAAGTCCATAGGAATAATTAGGACGGTTTCTTGATCAAAATAGCCCAACCCGACCCAGGACCTTCAACAAGCCACCTTTTATTCCAGTTCTTTTGGCTATAAGCCACGCCTTTACCCTTCGTGTGGTTGATATATCCTCCACGGACCATATCGGCCTCACCATTAGGGTCGTGATGTATCCAAGCACCTTCTGTGTAGCCAATGACCACACTGTAGTGTCCAGAGCCGCTAGGAGCCCCTACAGGGCCCTTGTGGAGCCATCCGACTACTACAGGCCTACCAGCGTCTATCTCGTCTCTGAGGAGCTCTGGGGTGCCGTTCTGGATGAATTTGGGTTCTAGTCCAAGGTACCGAAGAGCCCTTAGCTGAGCATCAACGCTCGTAGAGTCCCCAAAGCGTGCTCTGAGCTTGTTATACGCATCGTCACCTTTGATCTTGCCGTAATAGCTAGCCACCATGGCGCAGCTAGAACTAAAACACTCCCGATACCCAGTAGGTCCATTGTCTAGTTGGTACTCGTAAGGTACCTTGAGCAACTTTCCCGTTTGCTGGACCTCCTGCTTCGGCTGTTGTCGTTGAACAATGGTTATCAGCTTTGTTGCGTAGGCAGGATCTGTTGCGTACCCTTGTTTTGTTAGTTGCTGAGCTGCTTCTAACGTCGTTTTTGCGTTATTGATACCGCTGTATTGTTTGTAATCTTTGTACCAACGGGTAACAAGATATTCAACACACTCCTTGAGAGAGCCAAAATTAAGAAACCCGTCCCGAATAGAAATAGGTACTCCATTTACATACTCCGTTGTTGTAGTAGTTGTACCTTTACCTTTTAAACCAAAGTAATTATGAGTGCCAGATGTATTACGGCCCCAGTTACTTTCAAGAGCCCACTGAGCAGCTACTAGTTCTGGAAACTTTGCTCCAGCTTCACGAGCAAGTTCTACTACACCGTCCCACGAACCGTTACTGGGGATTTGATTCTTTGGTCCTGATCGCCACAAATCAGAAAACTTTGCCAGGATCCCAGGAGCAAGATTCTCCTGAAGGAAATCCAAAGCAAAGTTTTGATGTTCTTGATTGTTGTAATACTTAGCTACGTCACGGAGTGAGATGTCGGCCATTGAGTAAAATCCGGTCGAGTTTTTCGTCGATGTGTTGGATCTGCTTGTCGATCCGGTCCATCATTGGCATCAGCTCGTCCTTTCTAACAAACTCTTTGTGAACCGTCATCTCCACTTGGTCAATACGACGATCTAGTTCCATGTGACGTTTGTGCGACCAAGCAAAGACACCACCTCCAACTGAGGCAGCACCTAAAAACAAAGACAGGATGAAAGAAGGATCCATTAGGCCATACCACCAAAGCCTTTCTTCATCTTGTAAGCAAGACGAACAGCTTCAACGTCAATCGAACCAGGGCGGTACGGATGACCCTTGGGAAGAGGTTTGGTTTCTTGAATTTTTGGGAGCTGAGGACCTGGTTTACTGCCACCAGATTCTCGTTTGATTTCAAAAGAAGGCATAACTATTTACCTTTGGGTACACAGTTAGGAACAGTCTTGGCACCTTTCTTTTTGGTACCAACCATTTCGTAGCCTTTCCAGCAGGGACCTTTAGCCATCAGCCTTCTCCGCGAATCTTAGTGTTGTATTTACGACCTCTCCAAGAAAAGTCTTGACGACCAGCTTTACGAGCAGCGGCAAACGCATCGTCAAACGAACCCTTGTCAGCTTGCATCTGCTGATTACGGAGGTCCATTTGACGCTTCGCTTTTGCTTCGTCGTAATACTCCTTCTTTTGACGCTCGCTCAGCTCAGAGCCTCGTCCAGCAGGTTGAGCCCGCATTACCTCAGCAGCAATGGCAAGAGGAATAGCAAGACGAGACAAGGCACCAGTAGAACCTTGAGCCAGTAATGAGGCAGTCCGAGCAGCTCCACTAGACGTAACAGTGCCAGGCATTTGAGCTCGTGGCAGCCTCGCCGTTTGCATAGGCCGTTGGTTGCCACTAGGAGTGGGAAGATTGCGACCACGTTGAGTAGCTCCTTGACCCTCAGGAGCATAACGACCCGCGTTGCTGCGAGACTGACCGCCGCGTTTGATTGGCATGGGTTTACTTGGTTTTATAACCTTTATTCATTTTGCCTCCTTTTTGAATCTGTGACTTGCCTGCCGCTTTGGCTTCCTTAGACCACCGCTTAGCGATCTCAGGATGCTTAGCGTACATATAACGCATTTGCTTTTCGGAGCTGAACGGCATGGGATTAAAAGAGTTCTTTAACCAGCTTATTAAACACTTTTTAGATTTGCTCCTACAGCTTTGGCAAGAAGCTAAAACAGAAGCAAATTTAAATAGTGAAATATCTAAATACCACAAAGCGGCTGAAAAGTTAGACCCCCAGCCGCAAGTAGAATTTAAGGAAAATGGCGTTTTTGGTGAACCTGGATGGTACATCGAAATGTCTCACCCAGCTTTTACTAACTCCCAGCCCCAAGACGAGAGAACGAAAAAGTCACACTAGGAGTACCGCCAGAAATACTGACAAGACGACCACGAATGGCACTCAGCGGAGCGTTGGGGATATTAAAAGCTGTCGTACCGTTTGCCGTAATAGTTGTATCCCCGTCGTAATCACAATTAAACCAATTGGTTTCATCCAATGTGGCTTCAATGCGAATTACAACGTTTGTGCCAATGTTTGCAACAAGAACTTGGATAACAAAATCTTCAGCACCAACAGTAGGAACATTGCTAGTAACTCCAGCTGAAGTCAAAGCTGTTGCAGTAGTAATAGTGGGAACCATTGGTTAAATGCTCGTGTTGGTTTAATACTAATTTAGTTTGCAGGATCAGCAGAAACAGGAGCAGCATCAGGAGCCACCGGCCAAACAATCGCAAACGGATCCGCTTGGCTGGTCACATCACGCAGTTCCTGCCGGTAGGTCGCCCAAGCCGCCTTGTCGCCAGGTGCATCAGGCAGTTGCGTCCAATCGCAGGCAGCAAGACGGCTGTTGCGATCAGCGCGAACGTTTGCCCATTGGCTGTCGAGACGAGCTTGCTGGTCCTCAGGAGTCAGTGGTTCGACCTCTACGGTGTAGACCCATTCACCGTCAATGTACGGATCGCAGGCCACCAGCTTTTGAGCGCTGGCGTCATAGGGCAGAAAGACATTGACACGCTTGGCGTTGTTCTCGGCTAGGAACTCATCAGATGGACCGTTGGGACCAAAGGATGTTTGAGGGAAGATGGAGCGGTAATCGCCCACCTTGGTGACGGAAGTGCCGTCAATCAGTGCGATGTTCATAGGTCAGGTAAAGCTGCTGTTGGCGGCGTGAAGTTCGCCGTGTAGCGAGCAACGCCTTTGGTGATGCGGAGATCGTCGATGTAGCCGTTAAGGGCGTCACCTGCTGTTCTGTTGGCTCCAACGTACATTGCATTGGTTTGAGTGAAATCTGTGCTTACTGTTCCAGTGCCGTCATTGGTGCCATCAATGTAAATTTTGGTTTGATTGGTGCTGGTTCCTTCACGCACAACTGTGACGTAATACCAAGTACTGCCACTTAATGCGCCACTGGAGGTAATTGTGCTTGAACCATACGTGAAAACAACTTTATTGCTGCTATCAATGGAAACAAGCCATCCCGTAGTGCTGGTGCCTTTTCCAACTAAACCACGCGCAGCACCTGTAGCACTTAAGTAAAGCCAGAACTCAATCGTAAATTTGCCAGTTCCAATCAAATGATCTGTTGTGTGAGGAAGAAGTAACCAATCCCCCGTTCCATCAAAGTACATGCTGCCCGTGCCGTACTTCTTGACAGTGGTGCTGATCTGAGCGTTACCAACAGTCTCCACGTCATTCATCATCGTGTTATCAATGATGCCGCCGTTGGTGAAGTTCAGCAGAAGATTAGTGTTGGCAATCGCAGTGGGGGGCGTCGTGGGTGGAGTGAAGGCTGATGTGTAAAGAGCAGTTCCATTAAGGATTCGGAATCCGCTGATGTAACCAGCGTATGGATCTCCACTTACGCTTCTTTCGGACCCGACCGTAAAGTTGGTCATGGTAATGGTACTACTGCTAGTATTAGAAGCAACTTGTGTCCCGTTCAAAAATAAACGGACAGTATTGCCTGAATCTCTAGTTATTGCAGCGTGGAACCACTGATTTTTTTGTGAAACTATCGTTGCGGTTAAGCTACTCCCGGGCATGTACCACTCAAAACTTATTCCTGATTGAACACGCAACAGACAGCCAGTGCTCCAGTTACCAAAAAACGCTTTTGTACCTGCATTATCTGTCTGATAAAACCAGCCTTCAATCGTATATTGACCAGTTAGGTTAGAAGGTGTGCAATAAACATTATCTCCAGTCCCATCAAAGTACCCACTACCACCAATCGTTGACGAGGAGTACGCAGCAGCTGGGGAGAACGGGCTAAACCGTTGAACACTGACATCACCGTTGCGGGTGATCGTAAAGTTATTGGTGCTGGCATCACGGAACCTGTTGCTTTGGCAGGTCAGCAGCGAGGTGTTGGTGATTGCTGCGAGCGGTGTGGTGCTGGGGGTGAAGTTGCTGGTGTAGACGGCGGTGCCGTTAACAACTCTAAGTCCAGCACAGTATCCAGTGGACATATAATTTGCACCGTCAAAACCTGCGCCGATTGTTGCGTTGGCATTTGAGCCAGTTGCAATAGTGCCGGAAACTGTGCCGCTATATCCTTCTACACCGTTGACAAACATTTTAAGCGTTGTTCCACTGCGAGTCAGTGCAATATGATTCCAAGCATTTGGGACGCAACTAACTGAGGAGGATAAACCGCCACCGCTATAAAAGAATTGTACGGCTCCAGTGGAACTAAATACACCAAACGCCCAATTTGAAGTGCTGTATCCACTTCGCGTGTCAATCAGCATAAACCCTTGAACACCAGTTCCGCCGCTGAATGAGCTATATATCCACCCTTCAACTGTAAAGTCGCCTGTAAATGTAAGAAAACTGCCGTTTGTAACTCTTAAATAATCCCCAGTCCCATCAAAGTAATTCGACCAGTTATCGCCATACGGACTGAACGTACCCTGCGTCGCGTTACCGCTTCTGGTAATGGTGAAGTTGTTGGTGCTGCCGTCCGTGAACGTGTTGTTCTGAGCGCCGTTGGTGCCGTCACCATGAAGCAACAGCACCGTGTTCTCAAAGTTGGCATCAGTGCTAGGTGCAGGAGTGCTTCCCTGACCAGCCAAAGCTGCCCGCAGGCCGTGAGGAATCCTCATGCCACACTCCCCACGCTGGCTCCATAAACCTTGGTGCCAACCTTCCACAGCTGGATCACGCTGTAGCCACTGGTCGCAAGCGTCGGGGCAGAACCACCAACCCACGTCACACCACCAGTGCCCCAGGTGCTATCGGTCCAAGTGATCGTGTAGGCCGTGCCGTCATCCACCATCAACGTCACCGACTCACCAGCAGCAAAGTTGGTGGCCTTCGGAGTACGACTGGCACCCAGCGTCACCAGCTGAACAGAACCGTTGCCAGGGTCCACCTCAAACGCTGCACCGTCAGTGATGGTGAAAACGTCCTCAAGGATCGTGCCGATGATGGCTGGATCTGTCAGCGTTTTGTTGGTCAGCGTTTGGGTGTCGCTGGTGCCAACGACGGTGCCGCTAGGGGCAGCCAATGTGGCAATCGTGCCAAGACCCAACGTGGTCCGTTGAGCAGAGGCATCCGCGTCATCCAGCAGTGCCTTACCAGCAGTTGTGATGTCGCCACCAAGTTTGGATGTCCCAACCACACCTGAATCAATCGTCCAAGTTGCCCCGGACCCAGACACCGTGATGTCACCCTTGTCGCCATCGGTGACACCACCGCCACCACCTGTCGCTTTTACAAGAAGACGTTTCATAACTAACCTTGACCTCTTTTAAGTTTACGGGAACCCTTTGGTTTGCTGTTTTTGGATTGACCTTGAGTTGTTTGTTTAGGCTTAGGCGGAAGTCGAACAGGTTTACCGCTCAAAGTTTTCTTAGGTTTCACAGCTCACTAACCTCATAAGGATACCGAGCTCTGATTTCATCAACTTTTTGATGCCAAACATCAATAGTAATTTCACCTCTTTGAGCTTTAAAGAACAAAGGATCTGCTTCTTCAAAATAAGCAATTTTTCTCAATTGTTCTTGAGTCGGCGGAGGAGGAGCTGGTTGAGGATCAGGTTCAGGCTCAGGTTCTGGAATAACCTCAAGAACCCATTGAGAGTTTTTAAAAACTACATAGTGCCCAGAAGGGCATTGAGGTGGCTCAAGAGTTGTAGCAAAAGCTGGGATTAGAAAAACACCAGGCTCTAGCGGTGATTCATCTGCAACGCTTTGTCCGCAGAAAATACCAGTCGTTGGGTGGTAGTGATAAATGTTCATGGCTTAGTACTTAATGCAGGCCAACAGAGCAATGTTACGAGGACGGGTTTCAGTGCCGCCTGTTGAGGCGGTGTCATAAAAGCCTGGGTTGCTACCAGAGCCACCAGAACCACTTCGCAATGCTCCAGACGCCCCCAAGTCATACCCATTCAAGATGGCACCCGACGAAATGGCGTGAAGGTGGCTCTTCAGTTCATCAGTTTGAGCAGAACCAAAGCTGCGGCTGGTATCAATGCCACGGCTGTCATCCCAGCCACGAAGGAACTCACCACGCAGATCAGGGACGTTAAAAGTTGTTGAGCCGTCACCAGAACCAAACGTTGTACCTACAGCACTGAACAAAGCTGCGTAAGTAGAACGACTAACTGCTGCACCATTTGCCTTTAAATACCCAGTAGGAGCAGAAGAAGCAGCAAACCACAAAACAGAACCAGAAGGAATAGTTTCAACAGTTGCCCAGCTTAAAACTCCAGAACCATTTGTAGTAAAAGTTTGGTTTGCAGTTCCGTCAGCGTTTGGAAGAGTCCAAGTTACGTTACTAGAAATTGTTGACGGAGCTTGAAACGCAACCCAGTTACTAGAGTCAGAATCACCAAAGCGAAGGTCACCTTGACCGTTAATGGTGACGTTTCCAGTAGTCGTAATGTTTTGACTACCAAAATCAGGACTTATCTTTGTACCAGCAATTGCTGCTGCTGAATTGATATCAGCGTTAACAATTGTGTCATCAGCAATTTTGGTACTAGTAACAGCACCAGAACCAATCTTTGCTTCTGTAACAGCTCCTGACCCAATCTTGGCTTCTGTAACGGCACCAGTACCAATTTTGGCTTCTGTTACAGCACCACTAGCAATTTTTCCAGCAACAACTGCGTTTGCATCAATAGACCAGATGGTGCCTGTGCCTGCAACAACAATGTCTCCTTTATCTCCATCGGGAACACCAGCACCAGAATTTACAGAATCTTGAAACTCTTGAAGACCATATCTAATTTGGTTATCAGCGTTATTAAGGTCCTGAGCTGTAAGAGTAGATCCTGCTGTATAAACAACCGTTGGATCTGTAATGTCTGTAATTCGTTGAATGAGTACAGTGGCTCCACTTACAGCACTGTTTAAAACAATTGCAGTGCCAGCACTGTTAAAGGTGTAATCAGTTGTAAGAGTTTGTAAAACAGTATTTACATAAACTTTAATGTCAGCTTGCCTGATATACGGAATAGGATCTCCGTTACTGTTGGTCAGGGCAAACGTTGTACCAGAAGCACTGGTGTAAGTAATTGATGCGTAAGCCATTACTGAGCACCTCCGGTCAGACGATTTTGAAGAACAAGCTGTTTCATTTCTGCAGGAGCTTTGTAGCGTTGACCGGGAAGATCACCCATTAAGAACTGCTCCTTAGCAATACTAATTAGTTTATCAACCTCATTCTTAAGAATTACTCGCCGCATATTGTCTTCACGACCCCAATTAGGATCCTGAACAAGGCCCATAGAACCCATACGGAACGGAGAGTCAACAGAAGGATACTGTTTGTACTGCTTGCTATTTACGAGATCTTTGAGATAAGCGTGAACACCTTTGTACTGTTTGTTAAATACAGGGTCGTAGTACTCAAACTCAGAGTTCAAGAAGTGGTTGAAGTCGTTAAGAACAGCTTCATTGATGCCAACCCCATCAGCACTAAACAGAGTTTTACGAGGAGGCGGGATCAGGTTTACCACCATCTCGTTAGCCACAGGATCTTCCCCAAGCTTGTCAGGGAACAGCCAATAGCGTCCAAGGACAGCTTGAACGGGATACCACTTGCCAGCGTGGTTGGCGTTGATGGTGGTTCCTGGCTTGCCATACCAGAGGGCCTTACGAGACGCTGTGCGGAACTCAGGCTCGTTGCGGACAACAGACACCAGAGCATCAGCAATGACGCCTACAGGGCTGTATTCAGAGGCAATACCAAAGCTTCCAAATGAGGAATCCAAGATGCTGTTACCAATGTCAGACATCGTGATTCCTTTCTCACCAAGCTTTCCAGTTGAGTAGAAACCTTTACCAGCAAAACGAGTAACAGGACTTGCAGGTTTACGAGGATCAAAACCTTGAATAACAACCTTTCTGAGGTTGAGGTAAGGATCACTGACCTTAGCCACAGAGTCTGCAATCAGCTTTTGCATCCGAGATACGTCACCAGTACCTGCAGCGGTGAGAGCTTTGATTACTCGATCAAAACCAGCAATGGCAGGGGTTTCCAGAATGGTGTTTGCAAGAGAAGCAATAGCAAGAGCAAAAGCACCAGAAGTTTCACGACCAGGAGAGAACTCTTGGAGATCTCGGATTGTGGCGTGGAAAGCAAGGGTGTTTCCAATAACAGGAAGATAACGGTAAGGAATCATCATTCCACCAACCTTCCAGGTATAAGGATCACGAACACCCTCTGTTTCTCGGTAGGTGTTCTCAAGACCACCAGTTAGGTCTTGGTTACCATCTCGCAGCAAGAAGAAAGCAAGAGCGTTAATACCAAGAGACAGAGCCAAAGCCCCTTGAGCACGGCTACGGACTTGAGGATCAGAGCTTACATACTTGCTTTCAAAGTCAATGATGTCTTGACGGGTTTTAGCAGGAAGACGATCTGCAATGCTTTCAGGCAACGCTTTCATGCCGGTAGAAAGACCAGCTCTAAATGCATCTACACCAGCTTGTACTACTTCACCGCCATAAGCGATCATCGCAGCACGCTTGATGCCGTTTAGAGGAGAGGTAAGAAACGGGAAAATGTCACGTCCAAAAGCAGCAAGAGCAGGATGTTTACTGTTACGCAAGGCGTTTACAGCATCAGCAGTGTTAGCAAGAGGACCAGTCAACTCTTCAGTAAGGTTGATGGCACGAGTCATTTGAAGAATTTGGTTATCAAGAACTGAGTAACCAATTGTCTGTTGATCAAAGCCAACCTTGACTGGCTTGTACACATCAGACATTTCTTTGTTTAAACGTCTTGCAATCTCCTCAGCTCGGTCTGCACTAGCAACAACACCAGCAGCAATCTGCTCATCAACCTCTTTGTTTACAACAGCCCTAACGTGAGCGTTGGCAAAGAGAGCCGTAGTCAATTCATCAGCAGCCGCAGAAAGCTGCATGGGAAGACTGAGGTTTACGTTCTCACCACCTGGGTAATAACTTTTCTTACCAAGACCCATACCGCGAAGGGCAGTGGTCGTACCACCCATGACGTACTTACCAAACCAACTGCGCTTTTCCCAGGCCTCAGCAGGCATGAAGTAATCGTGGAATGCTTTAAGAAATACTCGGCTGCCGTTGACGGTATCAAACAGCTTGTCGTCGTTTTCCCCACGCTCCATAACGTAGTTGACGAAAGGAATCCTTACTTGCTTCTGGGCAAGGTCTTGAGCGATGGCTTCTTCACGACGCAGACCACCAGCCCTTTGAATCTCGTAAGCGCTGTCAGCAGCCTGTGCAGGGTCTGAGATGGCCTTGCCATACACAAAGCGGTTGTAGGTGGCCTCCAGAGCCTCTCCAAGCACAAATCGGGTTTGAAGGATCGTGTCAGCAGCAACACGAGCTTCATCAAGCGATTCCTTGGCAAATTCAGTCTTACCAAGCCACTTAGCCATCGTGCCAGTAATCGTGTTGCTGACAGCTTGACCAGTAAGTTCCAGGTACGTTTCAGGAATACCTTGAATAGGAATCGAGAAAACAGTTGCAGGGTTAGACAGCGGAGAACCAATCTGCAAACGAGCCAAAACTGCATCAGCAGTGACTTCAAGATCTTTTAGTTTGCTGATGTCACCTTGAGACTCATAGATCTTTTCAACAAGACTTTCAAGACCAGCAAGGTCGTCATCAGTCAGATCTTCGTCGTTGCTGATCTTTTTAAACAGATCACCGTAATGCTCTTCAAGTTCTGCTTTAGCTGCTTTGGTTTTGTCAGCAAGAACATCAGCAAAGTTTTGGTTGTCACCAAAAGTGGCTAGTTCTTGGTTAAAGCGGCTGAAAAGTACCTTGGGGTCTCCAGCAGCAAACTGAAGACGGTTACGACGGTCAAACAACCGAAGAGCATTACCAACGCCATACATCATCTCGTTAAGAGCTTTGGCGTTAGCTACAAAAGTTTCAAAATTTGCTTTGAAATTATCTAGCGCAGTAACACGATCAAGACCAGGAACATCTTCATCGTTCAAAATTTTACGAAGATTACGGGCAGCAGCTAGGGCAGAAGCAGCATTGGAATCAAGTGCTGCCACAGGAACCATAATTTTGTTTAGGTTCTTTTGAATGTCTTTACCAAATTGTTCAGCAGCAATAAATTCAGACATTTGATTAAGTCTGGAATCACCGCCCATAAATTCAGCAAGTTTACGCAAACTTAAAGCGTATTGTTGAGGGAGAATTGCATCACGATCAAAGGTTTCAAACAGCGCTTTAACAGCAGCAGCGTTGTCAAAACTACCGGTGTATTTAGTAGCGCTGGTGTTGTAGATCTGGAACGCTTTATCAGCAATGTCCTCGTCACCAGTCTTGTCGATTAGACGCTTCTGTTCCTTGAGAGCATCTTCATAGCCCTTGGTAAAATCTTTGAGGCTCTCAAAGGTCTCACTAGGATCCTGGTTAATTTCAAGGTCCCTGTTAACTTCACGAATCACTTCACGAGGGTTAACAGCAATGTCATCACCAGGGACGCTTTCACTCAGAGCACGGTTAGCTCCAATGGTGTCAGTATCAACAACAATCTCACCTTCATCAGTTTTGGTTACAGGAACCTGATTGACGACAGGAGAAGGAGCACGAGGAGGCGTAAGGGTGCTTTGAGGGGTCAGAGCTTGCTCAACATCAAGAGGAACCTCCTCGTCAATCATTTGAGCAATGTCCTCAGGAATCTGAGGTACAACAGGAGCCAGACCGCCATTGTCAATAACTTTGTTATGGATTTCATCAACACGAGTAATAAAGGTGTTGATGAACTCAGGGTTGAGGTTACCGCTAGCAACAGCAGCCTCACCAGCGTTCAGGAGGTCCTTGAGTTCCCCGTAAGCCTGACCAAAAGCATCTTTCAGGGTGTAGTCAGTATCAATCTCATCAAGGCGGTTTTCACGGAACAACAGAGCGTTATAGCTCTCCAAATAACCAATACGCTCATCGTTCAGCTTGTCGAGCGTATCAACAAGGATCCGAGCGTCGTTAAGGGAGTTGGTAAAAGCAATAGAAGAGGTTTGACCCTCAACAACCTTTTGTTCTAGCTGAGCAATCTTTGCAGTCCGCTCAAGGTCAAGGTTGTCAAACTCTTGCAGTTGAGTTTCAAGAATCCGAAGGCGATCAAGACGCTCAGCAGCTTGAGCAGCCATACGAACCTTGGTGCTGTTCTTGCTGGCTTTCTTACCGACACCAGTGGACTTGTTGATCCATTCAGGATCCTTGGCAATAGCCTCCTCGTAGGCCATCAGACGGGCCTCTAGGTTGGCTTGTTTTGCAGCAACTTGCTCAGGGGTTTTTACGCCCAAAACGCTTCTGAGAGAGTCGATTTCAGCTGCAACACTTGCTCGTTCAGGTTCCACAGGAGGGACAGCTTCAAGCTCCTGTCGAATACGAGTCAGGTCAGGGATCAGTTCTTGTTGACGCTGCAGGAACGATTCAGCACCAGCACGAGCACCAAAAGCAATCTGAGCTACGTTCTCGTCGATCTTCTTGTACAGCTCAGACGTAACAACACCCAGACGGTCCTGGATGACCTCGTTAGCCTTCTTGACGCCCTCAGCCTCTACTTCCTGACGGATCAGCGGGAGAGCTTCCTGAGTGGCCTCCTCCATGGCTTGTTGAGCAGGGATACCACTGGTGGCTTTACTAAGGAAGCGGTTACCTAGATAAAGAACGCCACGAATACCGGTTACCGTACCTACGCCAAAGGAAGCTTCCTTAAGCAAACCAAGGGCGTAGTTGAACTTGTCAGGATTCTCAGCACGAAGTACCTCAGCAGCACGAATGCGCTCTTCAGGGGTTCGAAGGTTCTGGATCTCATCCAACTCCTTTTGCATTGCAGCAGGAGGTTGAGGCATGAAGAACATTGCGCTTTGAATGCTTTCAGGCAGAACGTCTTTGATTAGGTAAGACGCCATAACCTGAGCACCCTTAGCCAAATCTTTAGTTTTCCAAATATCAGAAAACTTTTCAGCTGTCTGAATTGTTTGCCCCATCAAGCTTGGAGCTTTGGTCAGTTTGTTAACGCCAAGGTCAAAACCAATAGCAGCGCCAATTTGAGAAACAAGACGACCGCCAGCAGTTTTAGGTTTGATGTTTTGCTTAACAAACTCGCTGTCGTCACTAAACGCAGGACCGATGATCGGAGTCTTGGGTTTGATGCCGTAGCTGAAACCTTGAGGATCCCGTCCAGTCTTCTGAAGGGCTTCAATGGCTGCTTGAGCGTTCTTAGAGCGCTGCTCAACCAAAGCTTTGTCGGTTTCTGCCATAGCCCCAACAGAGCCACCAGAGGCCAAAGCAGCACCAAGGTCAACACCCTGAGTTACAGCCCCGATCTGCTCCATCGCAGCAATAGGAGCGTTAACAATTTGACGGGGAATATCTTGAACAATCCGACGTGCCTCATCACCAACGGTTTGCTGGGTACCAGGGATCTTTGCCTTTGCAGCACCTTTAACAGCCATGAACGGCTGTACAAGGGGTGCCAAGGGACCAGCAAGGAACTGAGTAGCTGCAGCAGTGCCAGCACGCTTCAAGGCACCACCAGCTTGGTCTTGGATGAACCTACCTAGATCAAAACCACGCTGAGGTTGTCGCTGAGGTTTTGCTTGAGCTTGAGGTTTTGCAGTCGGTTTGGGGGTAGTTCCACCCATTTGAGGGGTAGCTCCTTGTCCCCACTCTTGCTGGTACCGCTGCTGGGCCTCATTAGGGTCCTGAATGAAAACGCTTTGACCGTTACGAGTGGGGATATAGGGCATTTGAAGGAAGAGCAATTAAGGGCGCTTCCTCCAAAATAATGGATACAACTAGAAATTGTTATTGGCTAGAACGAAACAGAGGCAAATAGGACTTTCTAACAAAAGTATTTTGAGTCTCTTGACCGTACTGAAATTGCTGAGTAGCCCCACCAGGACGGTAAAGCTGAATGTGAACGTGACCAGGATCTCCAGCACCAGTACCTGAGTAACCAGGACGGCTGTCATGGCGACTACTATCACCACTTTTGCCAATAGGCATACCACGACGGATACGTTGACCAGGCTGGTAGTAAGTGGTAGCTAGGTGCGCAAGACGCACCAGATCACCTTTGCGGTATCCAGGGCCATCAGAGTCAGCACGAATGATCACGCTGTTACCAAAGCCGCCGCGCTCGTAACCAGAGCTAACAATGGTTCCACTGAATGGAGCAGGAACAGGGTTGGACACCTGACCGTTTTGACGCTGGATGGTGAAGTCAACAGCTCGGTTAGAAGAGTGACTATGAGTCCAGTTAGTAATGATGATGCTGGCATCCACAGGCTTTGTACCGCCACCACCAGAAGCAGCCCGGATGGCTCCTTGGATCTTTAAAGCGTTTTCACGAAACACAGGAGGCGTAGCACCATCAAAATAACGATTTGCTTGCTTTTGCAGGATCTCAGCAGCAGTGATCTGATTACCAAAACCACGCTGAACGTTTGCAAGGCTTCTGCGGGTTGAGGTGCTCAGACGAGACAGATCACCAGTAGAAAGAGCAGCGTTGATTTCACCCAGCTCAGCTTGGTTAAACACAAAGCGCTCACTGAGGTACTGACGAGCAGCCTTGGGATCGTTACGGAACACAGGAGCCGCTACAGCAGCCCAGGAAGCCCTGTTGTCAGAATCGTTGATGTTGATGACCCACTGGCCCTGAGCGTTCTTTGTAGAGGCACCTAGAGCAGGACCACGGGTGTTTCTTACACCAAGCTTTCCAGACTCAGTGACGTTGTAGTACTGGTCAACATCGTTGTACTCAGGACGCTGGAAGAAGTAGCTCTTAGCCCTTTCCAGAATTCCAAGCTGCACTGCAGGGTCGTTGACGTTTTCACCACGGGCAGCAGCTTTGTTCAGTTCAGAACGGATGTAAGTAGAACCTTCGGCTTTGAGACGAGTCTTGGCTTCAATAATGGCTTGGTTGAGATAACTCTTCTTTTGCTTAGGAATCTCACCTTTTTCAGACGCCATAGCTTTGATGGCTGGATCCTGCATAAAGGAACCTTTGAGGCCTTCAAGCAGACCTCTAAGAATTGATCCCTGAGCTTCTTTGTAACCAGCACTGCTTTGCGTAATAGCAGCGTTACCAAACATCGTGACGAGCTTTCCAAAGACAGGAGTTCCCTCAGCACGAGCACGAAGCTCAGCAGGCATTTGAGTGGTACCAGTGTTGATCAGCTCTTTAGCTTCAAGCTCAAGCAACGCTGATTGCTCAGGGCTGATGTCTTTGTTTTGGAACGGGTAAGCTTTATCAACAACCTCATCAGCATCAGCAACCGACATGCCCTCAGGCAAAAGACCTTGAGCAGCTAGCTGACGGTTACGAGCTTTGAGAGCTTGGCGTTGAGCAACAATCTGATCGTCAGTGGGATTGTTAAAGCGGCTGTAGAACCCTTGAGATTCGTTAGCCAGATCTCGACGCCAGTTACGCTGAGCACGGGTAATAGTGCGTTCTTCAGCGGCTGCAAAGCTTTCACTACGCTTAACAGCTTGAACAGCACCAACCTCAAGGACTTCCCTAAACGTTTGTCCCTTGTCGTTTCTCAGATCAAGAACGTTTTGACCATCTTTGGTTTTGATACCAGAGAAAGAAGAAACAATATTGCGAAAACCATATGCCTCGCCAATATCGTTGTATTTATCGCCGTTTACATCAATAAACAGGCGACCACCTTCCCTAAACAGCAACTCATGAAACTCTTTCTCTGAGTACCCACGAACATCTACATAGTAAGCACGAGCATCGTCGTAACCCTGCTGAACGCCTTTCTGTCCCAGCACAGTGCCTTCTTTAGCCCCAAGTGAGGCTGTCATAAACTGAGCACCAACTTTGAGACCGCCGTAAAATTTCTGGATGGCAGTGTTCTGGTCAGTACTTACAGTGCGCTCATAGCTTTTATTAACAACATCTTTCTTAAGATCAAACAGGGTTGCACTGACCAAAGGATCAATCTTGGCAGCCCTAAAAGCCTCAGGAACGTCTGCATAGGGTTGCATCAGCTCTTGAGCTTTAGCAGCCATTGCAGCAGCTCTCTGGTCTACAGGAAGCTCAGCAAGACGTTCTGCAGACTTCTTACCCCAAGAGGCAAGACCAATAGCAACTTCTTTACCAGCGTTAGTGGCTTTGCTGTCGTAATAGAAATAGTTGACCCAGGGGTTGCTTAGCTGGTTCTGGCGAGCAAGATCATCATCACCCTTGGCTTTGAGTTGTTTGGTCTCTGCAGCGTTTTCAAGAGAGTCCCGATAAGCAGTGGCTTCAGAGGCAAGGATGCGTTCTGCTTGTTGCTTCTTCTCTGTTTTGTAGTTTTCAAACAGCATCTCAGAGGTAGTTTGAAATACTCCTTCTTTACCCAAAAAGTCTTGGATGCTCTTAATAGCTTGTTCAGCTTGGTAATTCTTCTGGAACGTAGCTCCATACATCAACTGATCACCAAGCTGCTGAGGAAGACTCCTAGGAGCAGCAGGTTCTGGAAGAGCAGCAGGACGCTCAGGCTGAGCTACCAGATCACGAATCTGGCGCTGAGGGGAGATTCCAAAACTGCTTGTCATTGAGATTCCTCAGTGGTAGGTACAGTCGTAATAGCTGGCTTAGCTCCAGAATAAGAGGAGGCAGGCGTCACAGCTTTAGGTACAGAAGGCTGCATAGCCTTGTAATTCAAGAAAGCGTTCATACCAACCGTGCCGATGTTGAACGCCAAAGCAGAAGAACTAGGACCCATAACAGGCGTAGGTTCTACTGCTTCAATAGGCAGAGGAGCCAAAGGCTTAACAGGATCAGCAACAGGGCGAGGAGTGTAAAACTGAACTTGATTAGCAGCGTTTTCTCGTGCCACGTTTAGAGCTTCACCAGCTCGTGTCTTATCAGCAATTCGGAAATTACGAGTAATTTGACGGTTGCTGAGGTTAGCCAAGTATTGCTGTTGATACTGGTTTTGCAGCCTTTCAACAGTTCGACCAACTTGACCACTAGAAACTTTCTTAGCCGAGGCAGCAATCGACTGAGCACGGACATTTTCCATCTCAATCGTTTCTTTAGCCTCTTCCTCGTAAAACCGACCCTCAAGGTCAGCCAGTTGCCGTTCAAAGTTCTTGGTGGCTGAAGTAGATACAGCACCTTTAAATGTTGCTTGTTGCTCAGCTAGCTGCTGCTCATACTGGCGAACCTTTTCAACGTAATCAGATTCTCGATACCAAGAGTTCAGTTGATATTCATAATTACGGTAGTTCTCTCGGCTTTGAGAGGCGTAACGAGTCCAGTATTCAGTTTGCTGTGCAGCGTTGTAACGATCAGTTTCTGCTTGCTGTACTTGGTAATCAAAAATAGCCGCAGTAGCACCCAAACCAAACTGGGCAATACTGAGGATTGAAGGCAGCTCAAAGATCCCAGAACCTGGCTTGCCTTTACCTCCTCCACCAAGAAGCTCTTTAGGAGGAGCAGATGCGTTCGGGTTAAAAGCCATTAACCGTACTTCCTCGCTACATCAAAGTACAGACCAGTCCATTCAAGAGCTATGAACTTAGCCTGGTCAATGCTGTCGTTCACTAGCTCCACTGTAACTTGGTCATTCTTGCTTTGGATATAAGCCCTAAATTTGGCCTCCTCAAACGGTTCTTCCTCGCTAATAACGATGTTTCCGTTTAAAGGATCTCTACGGTCAAACTCATAGGTCACCGTATCCCTGTGCTTAGGGGTCACTTCAACAGTAAAGTACCTTGCATCGTTGTAATAAATATCCAGGTATCGCAGCTGAAGACGACCAGTACGATTACCAATAAAAGTGTTCTCGGTCGCTGTTCTGCTATACGGCATAAGTTGAGGCGGTTGAAAAGTAAACGTAAATTGTTCACCAAAAACCCAGGAACTACTAGAGAAGTCACCAAGGCTATCGCACTCAAAGCTAGTGACGTTAGCAGGGACATTATTGGCTACCACCCAACGCTTCTCGGATTCTGCGGAATCTGAAGCATCTGATTTGATCACTGCAAACTGACTAACGTTAACTGTCCGGTATGGAAGATTAACAGTGGTTTTGTTGGTACCAACGTCGTAACTAAAAGTAACAGCCCCAATATCAGTGGTAATAGAACTTGATAACTGACGATCTAGTAAGAACAAATTATTGCTTTCTTGAGGCGGTCTAGCTGCGTTAAGACCTTCAAGGTAATACTCAGTTGTGCCGCTGTTGTTGTAACTAACCAACTTAAACAAAGTACCTTCAACAAAGTCGCACCAATAAATGTTCTTATTAGAGAAAGTCCATTTATGCCAAGCGTTCTGTCTGTTGGTCAAAGAACCACCAGAAGCTTCCCAGAAGAACTGGTACACATACAACGAATCAGGATCGTCTTTGCTTAAAGCAACCAGATACTGGTCTGTACGGCTCACAGCAAGGGAATCAATGTTTTTAGGGATGTATTTGGGAATTGTCTCTGTAATGACTGCAGTCTGACCAAGGTTGATACCAACAGTACGGTCAGTTGTAATAAACGTATGAAACCCAGTGAAGTCACCATTTTTAACTGGGAACAACACTTGAGGACCAACTTGTTCAGGTTTTACGTTTGGCTCCATACTGATGGAACTAATACGACCCACAGAAGCTGTCTCAGGACTAAACGTAACGTTGTCGCCTGAGTACAAACGGAACTGGTTTTCACTGGAAAACAGCACAAGTTCGTCCTGCTGCTGCAACGCATAGTTCAACACAGCAACATCGTTACTGACAGCAGTGAGGTCAATAGGATCGCTGTCGACAACTTGAAGAGCTGATTGCTGCCAGAAGTTGTAATAGTCTCCAGACTCGCTCAGGATGACGTTTTCACCACTGACAAACCCAAGACGGTTCTTGAAAAACACAACATCATTGATTGTGTTCTCAACAAATGAAGGTCCAGGTAATTCAGTTTCATCACCAGCTAAACGCCTTCCCCAACCAGGCAGCGTAAAGGAAACAGTGCTGTCGGTGTAGGTCGTACCGCTAAAGGGCTGGAACGTGAACCTTACAAGACCGTTAGCGTTCCGGTAATAAACAAACGCATGAGGCATTGTGTTGTCATCCAGAAGGCCTCTAGAAGCCCATCCAGCAGCCTCTTCCCACACACCACGACCAAAGGTTCCGTTAGTCGTTGTGTTCTCAGCGTTAAACGTTAAGTAGTACGAGCTTTGATCTGAAGACCCAGCAGGAGCCACAAGGACCGTATAACCTTCCCAAGAGGTCGGAGGAAGCTCTGTGATGCTGGTGACCTGATTGGTAAAGCCAGACATCAACGTGTTGCCTCGTGCGTCGTGAGCTACAAAGCTTTTGAAATAACGAGAGCTGCTTGTGAGGCCAATGAGGATTTGAGAATCTTTGACGGTAAAAGTCAGTTCGTTGTGAATGTCACCTTGATCAAGACCATCGCCAATCGTCAAAGTTGTAGAACCGTTAGCAGTAGCGTTTACGGCTGTACCAGCCTCGTTAACAAGGGTAAAGCTTGTAGTACCTATAGATCCAATAAAAGTATTTGCAGGAATACCAGTACCACTTACAGTTTCACCAACGGCAATTGAATCAATGTCTGTAGCCGTAACGCTGCTAACGGTGCTGCTGCCAATAGAAAGTGAACCAGTAATGGTTTGAGTTGCACTTACTAATTTTTGAGCAATTGTTTCAGTACTAACAACGTTTGGATCACCAGCGCTGTCAGTAAGAGATGGGCTAATGTAATGACCCCTGATAACATCGTCGTTATCTAACGTAATAGTGATTGCATACTCAGTGTCATAGTCAACCAGCTTGACCCATACCTGAGCTTTGGTGGGACGATAAACAGAGCTGATGCTGCTAACGTTGTATCTAGTTAGCGTCTCTGTTGCGTCGTAAGCGGTCTCTTTTTGGACGTTAGTTACAAAGACGTAATCTTGAAACGACGTAGCCCTAAACCGATCACGAGCCCTACCAGATCCACGAAGGTAACCAAGATTGGTGGAGGTAATGTTGGCAAAAATTTGCTCAACTGGCACAACAGAGGGAAGGATGCCAACGATAGGCTCAACATTGGAAATGCCAGTAACAAATGTGTAGCTTGACTCAATAGTCAGCGTTACTCCAGTCGTTGTAGCAGTTGCATTTTTGCTGAGAGTGATGCGAGAGCCAGCAGTATCAATATCAACAATTTTGGTTCCGCTAGGTACACCACTACCTGTTACACCAGCTC